CAAACGTAATCATAAGACTACTGTAGAAGAGAACTCCCATTATATCACCAAAGGGACGAAGAACACCAAGACAGTCGGAACACATACTGACATCATGTTAGCAGATAATAATCAGATTGTCAATGGCAATCAACAGAATGTTGTTGAAGGTAATGTTGACTTCTTCTCGGAAGAAAAGATTTTCATCTCTGGTAAAGAACAGTTTGCGGTCTCTGCAAAAGTTGCAAACATTGCGGCCGCTAAACAAATCTCTGTATTTGGTCAGAAAGGTGTTATCGGTGGTAAAGAGGTAGACTTCACTGGTAAATCTTATTATGGTAGTAAGGGTGAAGAAGAAGCGACATCTAATGCAATCTTTTGGGGAACATTCAAAGGTGTCGCAACAGAAGCGATTCGTTCTGTCAATGCTGATAAAGCGGCATTTGCTGAAGTGGCAGACCTCGCACACTCACAGTCATATGGAGAAGCACTCACATCTGGTTCTACAGTTGGTGATACTGCAACATTACACTCATTATCACAAGAAGATATTTCTGGTCAAGACGCACCTATCACCCCTGACCTTGTTGTTGACCACACACTCAATGGGTCGTATGCGATTCAGACTGTGGTAGTTGATGCTGATGATGTATTGAAGAATAGTCTAAACATAGAAGAGAAATACAACTTTGTTTTCAGAACAACGCCAACGATGCAGGAGATTCGTTCTGCGTTTAGAAATGAAGATTCTAGAAACACTGTGTCTGACCTTCTCGTATCAGAGGGAAGACTGAATCCAGATTACAAGAACATTGTTCCACCTGCTATCGGTAGAACTGTGAGTAAGAAGTCATCTTCAAGATATGGTTACACACCTATTGGTAATGCGCTTGAGAATAGAGGAAAGAGATTTACACCATGATGATATTAGTAGACCCTATTTACAATCCTGAGAATCAAGAGACAATCACGTCTGCGACCAAACTTGGGCCAGGCATTACGATTGCGAAGTTTCTGGGTGCATATGGCGACAGGACATCATTCAATCATGTTGAGTTTGATTTCACTCGTAGAAAGATTGCTCGTAACCTGTATCTTCATGCAGAAGCGATGCGAGTAATCAATGGAAACACAGACATCTTTAATGATGTTCGTCTGGTTGTGAGTGAAGGTTTGTATAGACGTAATCTTACGGCAGACATCGGCGATACAAATATGGAAGACAAAGCATTTGGTCGTCTTGTATACTATCAAGTCATTGGTCGTGATGGTAAGATTGACTTTGAGAAAACATTTGAGGTCGCTGAGTATTGGAAAGATTATATCAACTTTGACACACTATATCTTGATTATGACTCATATAATCCAGATGGAAGTCTGACAGCACAGATTGGATTGAAGTTCCCTGAAGTATCTGCGACATTCGATGTGAACTTTGAGAACAACATCGAGACATGGTATAATAATTTTCTACAGAGTAGAGATGAACTTGTAGAAATACGAGAAACTGAATAAAAAAGCATATAAATAGAGTTATGACTAAAAGAGCATTTGCACAAGAAGACGGTAATCTCAACACGGCGACTATTGAAACAAGTCGTCTTCGTGAGTATGTTGACGTTGACCTATCGTTTGCAGTTAAACCTACGAGTGGTGAAATCTACAAGAAGAATGATGCCGCATCCGTAAAACAAGCAATCAAGACACTTGTCTTGTGTAATCGTCTTGAGAAACCATTCCGTCCAGACTTTGGTGGTAACATCAGAGCCCAACTCTTTGAACTGGCGGATAGAGGTCGTGATTCTATTATTAAGAATGACATTATTTCTACGATAAGAAGATACGAACCAAGAGCAGAAATTTTAGATGTAATAGTAAATCTACAGGCAGATAGAAATAGTCTTAGTGTAACAATAAGATTCAAAGTGGTAAACACATCAGAAGAAGTCGAACTTACCACATCACTAGCAAGGTTAAGATAAAATGGCAACCACAATCAAATCAACAGCACTCGACTTTGATGCAATCAAGAATAACCTGAAGACATTCCTTGAGGAATCGGGTGAGTTCAATGATTATAACTTTGAAGCGTCTGGTCTTTCCAGTATTCTCGATGTTCTTGCATACAATACGCACTACAATGCGTTGACTGCTAACTTTGCCTTGAACGAATCATTTCTTGGAACTGCACAGTTGCGTAGTTCTATTGTCGCTTTGTCAGAGGGTATTGGGTATATTCCTGACTCAAAGACTGCATCACAATCAATCGTAAGACTATCCATGAATCTGAGTTCTGTGCCTGGTCGTCCAAATGAGATTCAAATCGATGATGGTTTCAAGTTTAATACTACGGTTGATGAGACCGACTACGTATTCCAAACACTCGAAGACCTCACTGCGGTAGATGATGGTTCGGGTGTTTATAACTTTACTGATGCATCTGGTAGTAGAGACATTAAAATCTACGAGGGGACTAATAGAACAAAGACATTTGTTGCATTGAAGGCAACCGATAACCCTGTCTATATTATTCCAGACAAGAACTTGGACATCGAAACTGCGGTTATTCGTGTATACGAAACTCCCTCATCGTCATCATTTGTCACATATTCAAATCTGACAACCGCAAACGTTATTAATGAGAACTCAACCCTTTATATTCTGAAGGAAGCACCAAATGGTTACTTTGAGTTGTCGTTTGGTAACGGGGTAACGTTGGGTCAAGCCCCTTCTGCGGGTAGTAAGATTACTCTTGATTATCTTTCGGTTGCTGGTGCAAGTGCTGATACTGCCGCAACGTTCTCTCCACAGAATCAAGTATCGGTCAACGGAAACGCATATAGTGTGACAGTATCAACACAAGCAAACTCTGTTGGTGGTGGTAACAAAGAAACTGTTGAATCGATTCGTAAGAATGCTCCGTTTCAGTATGCATCACAGAACCGTATGGTCACGGCTGTTGACTACTCCTCCCTTGTTCTGAAGAACTTCTCAACACTTATTAAAGACATTCAGTCATATGGTGGTGAAGATGCGCTTGAACCAGAATATGGAACAGTGTTTATGTCAGTTCTGTTCAATGATGATGTAGATGCGGTAACCATCCAGTCAACTAAGGATGCGATTCAGGAACTTGCGAAACAGTTGTCTGTCGCATCGTTTACGCTGAAGTTTGATGACCCTATTAAAACATTCATTGAAACACAGACATTCTTCCAGTTTAATCCTAACCTGACTACATTGTCTCGTAACACGATTCAAGATAATGTTAGAACAACTATTGAGGGTTATTTTGATACTAATACAGGCCAGTTCAGTCAGTCATTTAGACGTTCAAATCTTCTAACCTTGATTGATGATGTTAGTCCTGCGATTCTTTCGTCTCGTATGACTGTCAAAATGCAGAGAAGGTTTACTCCAACATTGAATACGGTTCAGAATCATAAGTTAAGATATGCCGCAACACTTGCCCAACCAGATGATGTAAACTATGTCATTACATCGGGTGCTTTCACATATCAAAATAAAGCGTGTATTCTTCGCAATAAACTGAACTCTAACAAACTTGAGGTCTTCAACACAGAGGATAATATTGTCGTTGTAGATAATGTCGGTGACTATTCGGGAGATACTGTAAACATTGTGGGTCTTCAGGTAGATGCGCTTATTGGTGCGAATAACTTCATCAAGTTGAGTGTAACACCAGCAAACCAAAGTGCGATTACGCCATTCAGACAGGATGTTGTTGAGTATGACTTATCTCGTTCATTCACACAAATCGTTGATGTTGAGCCTGGGGTTACGAACTAATGTCTCATAAAAATGATGATACACTAAAGGATGTCAATCGCAGAGAGATTGCGATTATAAAACATAAGGTCAAGGAGGTTCTCCCTGAGTTCTTTCGCACGGAATATCCTAAGTTAATCACACTCCTTGAACAATACTATGAGTTTGAAGACACCGATGAATCACCAAGTAGATTGATTCACGACCTGTTTTATGCGAGAGACATTACACAAACAGACCTCAGTCTTCTCTCATATATCGAAGATGAACTACTTTTGGGTCAATCATACTTTGAAGGATTTACTGATAAGAGAGCGGCCGCAAGATACTCAAGCACATTGTATCGTTCAAAGGGAACGAAGTATTCAATTCAACAATTCTTTAGAACCTTCTTTGGCGTTGACCCTGATGTAATTTATACAAAAGAGAATGTATTTAAGGTCGGTGATGAGATTGGATTCAATAGTCAGAAGTTTCTGACCGACAATAAATTGTATCAACAGTTTGCCATTCTGGTTAAATCAGATATTGCGTTTAGTGAATGGAGAGAACCATATAAACTCTTTGCTCACCCTGCTGGTATGTTCATTGGGTCAGAGGTTCAGATTGTTACGAGTGTGACCGACACACTTACCGCTCCAACGGTTATTCCTGCTGACCCACCACCAATATCAATTGAGGCTACTGCTTCATTTGGTGAGTTTGCTGTAACAGATTTGACCGCATTGGTAGACGACATATATACAGATTCGGATGGCGTATTGAGTAGAATTAATCCAGAACTAGCAAACATCGAAAACTTCTCACTTGATACTATTGAAACTATCAATAATCAATATTCGACCTTGCGTGAAGCACAAACTGCTACTTCACCAACATTTGATGATTCGGATGAAGTTGGAACAAACGGTATGGACTTGTCTAACGACCTGTTCTTTGAGACGATTGACCAAGACAAACATGGTTGGTATAGTGCGGACTCTGACCAATACATAAAAAGTTTCACCCTCTAACCGATAAACCTTATAAATAGTTAAAATAAACGGGACTATAAAATGGCAAGACAGACATTAAACAGAGGAACAACAGCGAATGACGGGACGGGTGATACCCTCCGCACGGCTGCCCAAAAGATTAATGAAAACTTCTCGGAACTCTATCTAACCCTTGGTGGTGATGGTGTGGTAACGAGTGTTACCCTTGTTGAGAGTGGAGTATCCTTTGAGGGTCTGACCGAAGACGCATTTGAATTGATTCTTGGATTAGATTCAGAACCTTCTAGTGATTTAAAACTCTTATTACCAGTCACCGCAAGAAACAATGATACCATAACTCTAAACGAGACAGCACAAACTCTTGCTCGTAAGACATTAGAATCTCCAATTATTACGGATAATTTCTCTATTACAGACTTTAGTGGTGACCATTCTTATGCTGTTATTGCGGAAGAACTTAGCACAAACATAGAAATTGGTCTTCCTGTATTATCAACAGATGATGTATTTGTATTTGCGAATGCGACACAGACACTTACCAACAAAACGATTGATGGATTGAATCTCAATAATCCTACTCTTGGTGGTATCGCAAATGGTTCAACTTTCTTTGATAGTTCCAGTAACGAATATATTCAGTTCAGTAAGACCGCAGCTGCGGTAAACTATATCACACTAGCAAACGCTGCGACAGGTAATGCTCCGACCATTGATGTTGATGGTGATGACACAAATGTAAGTCTGAACCTCGCATCAAAAGGAACGGGTGGGATTACATTTAAGAACAAACTTGTTTTGGAAAAAGGAACTGATGTTGTGTCCAACACCGCAGTTGACCTAACCGAACCACTTACAGTATTTAATTCAGGTAGTCTCATCTCACCTACGATTGGTGACGGGACTACTCAAGGCGAGACTAAATACTTCATCAATGTGAATACTGGTGAAGCAAGACTTACTCCATCT